TTATTTGTGGTGGTTTGATTTGTTGTGTAAACATTAGAATTTTCACAATATTGTGTACCGTTGACGCAAGCTGTACCAGATTGTTGGCTAGACTGTGCATTTACTTTTAAAGAAATACCTGCAACTAATGTTATACAAAACATCAAAGCTGCCCAAGCAAGCATATTGTCATGCTTTCTTTGGTCGTCATTCTTCATTAATCTTCGCCTTTAAATTGTTTGCTGCTCCCTGTTGTTCCTGCATATAAACCAAACCAAGCAGCACCAGCGCCCACTACAATAGAAATAAGGCCAGACTGCTCAAATGTAGGCTCTGGCAGTTCCATAAACCAAATGGTGCATTTATACAATAAAACTATGTATACGGTAAGAAAGGCCCTTGGAAATATTCTCCAAGAATCAACCGCTTTTGCTAGATGAATCCATTTTTGATGAGGGTTTTTGATTGTATCATCTTCAAGATCTCTAATCTTATCTTTGAGTTGAGAGATTTCTTCAATCATAGCCATAAACTTATTGAGATCCATCTCAACTTCGTTACGATCCATATCGCCTGAGAATCTACTTCTGTTATCTTCCATTATAAAAACTTAGCCAGTATGACACTTACAACAATAAAAGGATAAACACCCCATATCATGTTTTCTAATTTATCAAATCTTTTTGAGCCTGATTCTAATCTTTTTTCTATATTTGCATATCGAATGGCACACTCTCTTTCGTGTGACTCTATCTTTCTGAGAGAATCATTAGTCGTATCCATATCTTACTTTTTCTTTTTGACTTTTACTTTTGTATAAGCTTCGTTGACATCTGGGGTAGATGGATCGTCTGCTACATATCTACCTTTTTTGTTTCTTGCTCTTACTAGCTCTGTTTCATATTTCTCTTCTTTTAAAGGATTCGGCAGCTCATCTGCTGGTAAAGGCTTGAAGAAATTAATTACTTTTGTCCACCAACTCATTTGTCTTTTGCCTTGCCAACATTAATTGCACACCAGTCAATAAGCCAATACACCTTTGCAAGCATTTGGTCGTCTTTTGGTGTAGGTGTTAAAGCACAAATAAGTGATGCACCTGATATTACCCAAGGTGCTAACTGTATTAATTTTAAAGTTAAATCTAACATATTTTACTCCTATGAAGTTGGTGGGGTTGGAAACTCACCAAGTGGTCTTACTGGTGGTGTAGCATCATTATATTTATAAAGATCAGCTAAAGCATCTACAGTTGAGACTGCATTTATTTTTGTTTTCATGTCAGTTGCCGCTGTTCTTACTGCTACTCTATAATCTAGCCAATCTGAGGGTATGGCTTTAGAACTTTCTGCATTTCTAACCACCATCCAATCATTAGGTTGTAGTAAGCCATAAGCTTGATTGTCTATTGTTTCACAATGGTTTGTTTTTAATGTATCTAAATCTCTTGCTGTAGCTGTACCATAAGAAGCTGTTACTTTATTACTACCAAATGCGAAAGACTGATCTGTATTAATATAATATTTAGGGTCTTTATAATTGGTGTTATCTATTATAACTTCATAAATACCTATAGCTTTTAGCTCTGCTTCTGACCAAAGGCTATGAATGTTACTAGGGTATTTAATATCCCCTATCGTTAATTGTGTAGGGCTATTATAAACCTTACTTATTTTACTATCTTCTACTAATGCCCACATGATTTTATATTACCTCAATTAATTTAATTTACCTAGCTGTTGCTGGGATTCCTGTTGAACTCACAAATGGATTACTCGCAAATGCCATATAAATCCCTGTTGACCCTGATTCATTAAGAGTAGTAGCACTATTTCTAATTTTGAAACCATTACTCAAAATATCTATTCCTATATTTGTGTTTGTATTTGAAGCAAAGTCATTTGATGGAGAAAGACCAGTATTGGCTTGATTTATTGGATTTTGCTTGTGGTCAAAAGTATACCAATATTTATAATTTGAATTTAGTTTTATGATAATCCAAGCAGGTTTGAAACCTGTATAGATGAACGTTCCATCTGCATTGGCATTGCCGACATAACTCCCCATCTTTGAAAACCCTTGTATTGGAGCAAAACACCAAGCCATATAATATTGGTAGTCAGTTGTGCTACTTCCTGCACCTGTAAAAACTGTTGATGTAGGAGCAGATAAAGAACTATTAAGTTTAGTTTCATCAACATTTAACTTAAAATAATCATATGAACCATCATATTCAGTTGTATAAAAAGACCAAAACCCATTAGCACCATCTCTAAATCTAGCTTTCCATATTATAACTTGTGGTGCAACACCCAAGCCATGACCTACTGTGTCGTTGCCTGTACTCATTTGATAATTTAACATGCTAAAACCAGCAGTTGTGTTTGCTTGAGCAGTAGAATTTATAGTTCCATCTGTAACAGTTGAGGTGCTACCTCCTGTGCCTTTCCACTGAAAAGCTACAAAACTTTTTGAACTTTCATTGTTACCATTCCAAGTTCCTAAAGTAAACCCATCTGATTGAACAGATTTTACAGATTGAGCTTGAGTTTCCTCTAAATCAACTTTGTTTACAAACAAAGTTTTAGTGGTTCCTACATTGGTGTTATGTGAATGATGGTTTGTAGAATTATCTTGTGTGTTTTTTATCCATATCCAATCAGGTTGTAGATCACTATTTCCATCATTGGTAATAGCTAACTCTGAGCCAGTTCCAGTATAAGTTTTAACTTGAAAATGCGCTGATGGGTCGTCTATTGCAGTGTATTTACCCATTATGCTGTACCTCCATACAATGCTAAATTTTTTGTGCAAATTGCATAGTAACCGCTGGGCGGTGCATATTCAAAAGTTCCATATCCGTTCTCATCGCTTGCCGCACTTGAGATTGTATTAACTGTATAACCACCCCAATTTAAAAATTGTGTATCTCCATTATAAGCTGTTGCATATGCTGTAAAAAATTGTTCAGTTTGAAATGCTGATACTAAATCTGTTCCTGTACCATTTACTGCTGACCCATTCCTATAAAGAATGAATTTTTTTGTAGAGCTTTCTAAATCTAAAGCAATCGCAAATGTGTCACTTGAACTCCAAGCTCCTCCCGCGTTGCCAAAGTTATCTTGACCTGTTTGTGAACCAGCTACTCGATAATAATAGTTGCCTGTGCTATAGCCAAGCAATACAGACGGACCTGTTTGTCCATCTGATTCAGTAGAAGCAAATCCAAAAAGATTATTGTTCCAAGTATCTCCTGTAACATTTGCACCTTTAATTTCCCAATACCACCTACCTTTAGAAACAGCTATACTACTTCTAGCTATTTTCCAAGCACCACCACCCCATTCTACTTGAGTAGCACCTTCACTTATAGTTCCATTAGCTCTAGGTTCAGCCCATAAAGGCGACCAAGTACAAAAATTATTAGTAGGTGTGTCAGTCGCTTGATCTGCAGCTGAGATGTTGTTTAAAGTAAAGTCTGTGCCATCACCTGCTGAATTATTGCCTAATGCTGAACTATCACTAAAATCTAAATAATATCCACCTGTTCCATAAGAGCCTGTATAGGCTTTAGGTTTCCAAATACCAGTATCATCATCAAATTCACCAAACTCTGTTTGTGCTACTTGTGAACCATCAACATAATGACATTCAGCGATATAGCCACAATATCCTGCAAATCCATCTGTATCATTATAAGCACCATGTCTGTGTTTGGCACTTGATACTTCCATTGCAAAATCTTCTGCGGGGTTGTTTCTTGATGCAAAATCTGTAATCAAATTTCCATTAAGATATAACTTAAATCTATCTGTTGCTGTTGATTGTGTTGTATCAACTGCAAGAACCACATGATACCAAGCTGAAGTATCTCTCAATAATTGAGATGTATAACTTCTACTATTAGTGCTACTTGCACCAATATCTACTTGTAAAGCATCGTTTACTTCTGTTGATGTTCTTAAAAAAACAGCCTCGTTTCCTGCAACACCTCTCATATATAAAAGCTGTGTAGCACCTAACTCAGTCCGCTTAAACCACATTGAAACTGTAAATTTTGTAGTGCTTGTACTACCATTTAAAGCACGATATAAGTTTTCAGTATTATCATCTTCTAACTTCAAAGAGTTATCAATATCATATCCAGTCGATACGCTTCCTCGATTAGCTGTCCTTTGGAGGGTTTCCATATTAGCTTTGTGTTAAGTTTTGACTAATACCTATATTTTGCCACTTAGAGCCATTGTATCTAAAAGCATATATATCTGTCTTAGCATCTGTAGCGGTCTGTGTTGGAGTTACATCCCCTACAAATTCAAAGATTGCATTCCAAGCTAAAGTATATGGACCGCTCGAAGCATGTTGTGCTACCTCAATACTAATAATAGCTCCCTCTACTGCATTACTTGGTGCAGATATTGTAGAGTTTTCTTCTAATAATAAAAAAGCATTTGCTGCGGCTTTGGCATCCCATGAAACTGTACCATCTGTCAAAGCCACTTGAGTAATATTGGCTGAGGTAGATGCTGTCACTATTTGTGGCATGGTCACATTTTGGTTCTCATCAACTGAAATAGCTGGTGTTGTGCCAACTGTTGAGCCAAGACCTATAACCAAATCATCAGCACTATCATCTAAGCCAACATAAAAATCTTGAGCATTGCCATCAAAAACTATTTTAGTATCTTCAGCAGTAGCATCACCTATGGTTAAGGTTGTGCCATTGATTGATAGGCTATCGGTAACAGCTAGATCTGTAAGTGCGTCTAAAACTGCTGCGCCTGAACCTGCTCCGTCTAGTTGAACGACTGCTACTTTACCTGGAGCAATAGTTACATTAGCACCAGAGCCTTGCGATATAATTATGTTTTGCGATCCACTTGTTGCATTTTCTATTATTTGTACCCTTTTCATAGTGTTAGGGCCAATAGTTATTGTGCAAGCTGAATCTAGCGTGCCAGTATATTTTAAATAAAAAGCTCTACCTGCATCAGAGCTACCGTCTGCTACGGTTGTGGTGTGTGTATCTGCGTTAGTAGTAATAGCTTCTGTACCAACACCTAAAGCTTCTCCTATCAGCTCTAAATTAGTGTTTGTAGAAGTACCCCAAGTTCCGCTTTCGTCACCTGTTGCTATCTCTTTTAATCTTAAATTATTAACGTAAGTTGCCATAGTTTTTTACCTCGTCTCTATATTAAATTATGCCGCCACTTCTGTCCAATTAGGAGTTTGATTATCATCTACTTCTTGCCATTTAAACGGAGTGCCAAGCTCTCCACTTGCAGAGACACCTGTGATTGTAACATTAGCCTTACAATTAAAGCTTGGATCTCCAACCAATCCATTAGCGTTTAAATTACCACATACAAACCTATTATCAGTTTTAGTAGTTGAGGTGCCTAGTGCAGATGTAGCTCCTTGTCCTGTTGGAGTCTGATTAGCTTTGGCTGTAATAGTTGGAGTGCCTACAGCTCCAGTTCCTTCTTGACCGTTTATTGATACGTTTGCTTCTGCATCTGGAACGATAGATCCGACTGCTGTAGTACCAGCTAAGCCTGAAATAGTTAAAACATTGGTTGATGGTGTAATAACAGTTCCTAAAGCAGATACACCTGCCAAACCATTTATACCTACAACTCCAGGTGCATCTACTGCAACACCACCATTTACAATAGTTGCAGATAAACCGCTAGGTGATACTTTAGCTTTAGCTACAACTGATATGGTTCCTAGAGCAGAAGTTCCTGCTCCGGGTGCTGATAGTGTAACTGGGAGAGCGGTTCCCCAAGCACCTTCGCCCCAAGTGCCTCGGCCCCAACCGTTTATAATAGCCATTTAAGGCTAGGCGATTCTTATAATCGCTGTAGAAGCAGCAGCGGCTGGAAATACAATTGTAAAGTCTCCAGCGGTAGATGTTTTATCGCCACCAAAGTCAATTGTTGCAACTGATTTGTTACTGTCGCTTGAATTGTAGATCATACAACCTCTAGCTGTTACTGTTGCTGTGCTGAAAGTTAAATCAGCAAAATCAGTAAAAGCAGTTGTTCCAGAACTGGTGGGTGCAACTTTAGTTAAAGTGCCTCCGCCTGAAGTGTAATTAGTTCCACTGGCTTGTCCAGTTGTTGTGAACGAAGTTGTAGTAGCTCCTAATGTTGCTGAACTTGTATATAAAGCAAGTTTGAAAGTATCTCCATTAGTTGCAAAATTATGATTGCCAAGCAGTAATTCTTTTTTAAAGCTTGTCGTTAGAGTTGATGATATTGCCATAGTTTTTCCTAATTAAATCAGCAGCTTCTTTCAAACCTGCTTTTTCTAATTTATTGTTTAATGTAATCCTATCAGATTTTATAGCGTTTTGCATATACTGTTCAATAACTTTTTGAATGTTGTCTTGAAATGCAATAACTTGTTTTTTTATATCTTCAGGTGCATCTTCACTAACAGCGACTATTTTTTTTACACATAAGTCTGCCCAAAAATCAACTGGATGTCCGCCTTCATTTGTTGTGTGCACTTCAATTATTCCAAGCTCTGGACCAGCTTTATAACTTATTACCATACTTTTGGATCTCCAGCTCTATTTTTTTGTAGATGAGTATCATTTCTATCTATTAAAACTGGTTCTGGCTCTTGTTTATATTGCATTACTTCACTTTGTTTTTTTGGAATTAAATGTCCATATTCGTTGGTTATTACGACCAATGGATCATCTAATCTATGATAACCATAAAGTTTTTCATTATTTGGAACTGCTGTATCTAATAAGTAACTCGTATGTGCAACTTCAACTTGAATGCCTTGATTCATAGCTTTACTTAACCAAAACTCAACAGATGCACGCCCTGCTTCTGCAAAATATAAATTTCCTTTGTAACCAAAATCTACACCAAACATTTTTATCTTTTCAACTTTATTCCAAATAGCAAAAGCAACTGCGTATGAAACAGTGTTGTTTAAGTAATGACAACCACATGCGCCTAATACTTCTTCGATAGGATATTCAATTAATCCCGGACATCTTTCATCTAATTCACATGTATATATTGGGCCTTCATGTTCTTGTAATAATTTAGACATGCTATCTGTTTGGCCGCCTGCATCATCAGTATCTAAAAATCTAGATGGTGGATCCATCATAAAAACTCTGTCATGAAATATAACTGATGCTACTGAATTTATTGTCCACACCTCATCAAAATGTGCGCCATGTGATTTTGCTAAATTATAGTCAAACCAACTTTTGCCCATACCTACTATGGCCACAGTCTTGCCCTCTAGCTTTTTGATTGGTTCCATCTTTCTCTCCTTATGTAACCGGTGATCTTAAAGAGTCATATCTATATTCGTCTCTTCTACCTCTTGCTTCTGCTTTGTTTTTAAGTCTAGCCATTTCTTGTTGAAATCTAGATTCGTATAAATTCATCATCTCTACGTCACCTTTCATAAAAGTATAAGCTTCTACTAAACAGCCATAAAGAAGTCCATTTCTTGCGTGTTCTGATATCCAAGTTCCTGTTGTGTCTGTAACTAATGAATTAGGTTTATACAAGTAATGTAATTCAACTTCATAGTTTTGATCTGGAACTGGAGCTATGATGATGGTGGATTCTTTTGTGCCAGTATGTAAATCTTTATCAAAGTCAGCATAGTAATATGGCAACCCATAATCAGCAGTGTCTGTTGGATCTGGACAATACTCTTGCATAAAACTAGTATGTTTTTTATCTAAAAAAGTATAGTCTCCATTAGTATTTATAACAGCCAAAGAAAAAGCTAATTCAAAATCATCAGGAGTTGTTAAAAATCTAGAACCTGTAGTAACTAGTCCTTTCACATTTTTTCTAAAATAATCAAACTGAACAAGTTCAAATATTCTTTCTTCTGTATTTTTTATTATATCGTCTAATGTATTTACAAAAGTAGTTTCTGTATTTTCAGTATAATCTTGAATTAATGTTTTTAACTCTGATAATGTTATAGGACTACTCATATTAAGTATTTATTTGGCCACCCATACCTGCGTGATTAGTACAGTAATAATAAAGCGTAGGAGCCCCACTTGCAACTTCTATCTGAGTGTAAGCACCTGCATTACCGGGAGTTCCGACAACCGTAACTCCAGTTGTGTATTCGACTCCACCTGAATGAGTGCCTCCAGACGTTGTCGAAAATCTTAATGGATGATTATTATTTGTGCTATCTGACTGGTCAAATTTGTATGTTTGTCCTTCAGTAAAAGATAAAGTTGGTGCTCTTACTCCATCCACATAATAATAATTAGATCCATAATAAGCAGCAACAGTTATCGTATAAGTTGTAACAGATGGGCTTGGAGTAGGACTTGGAGTAGGGCTTGGGCTTGGTGTTACTGAGCCATCAGTGCTAACAGTTATGCTACCTAGCTCTCCATCTAATCTAGATAATAAAAAATTAGACCCTATGATATCTTTGTCCATATAATGTTGTTTTGTAATATCGTTGTATATTACGACAACAAAACCCTCGCCAACTTCTTTATCATTGTTTGGCCTGGGTTCATATAAAGCCTCTGGATCAATTACATGTGGTAATGGTTCTAATTGTGGGTGTTTTGGTTCGTAACAACTAGGACAAGTTTTTAAGCCATTCCATTCTTCTCTAAGTTTTAGTAACTTATATTCAAATCCACATCTATCACAAATAGCCTTTGCATATTTTGCTGAAGCATATGCCATATTAGTATCCGTGTCTTAAATAAGGCGCAATCCTAAAAGAAGCTCTATCTTCGTCTTGAGACAATGCTCTTTCAAATTCATCTTCATACATCTGTTTTAACATAACAGATCTATCAGGAGCTCTTTTTATAGATATGTAATATGCAAGACCTGCTGCAAAACATGGATAAAATCTGAATGGCATGTCCATAGTATTTTTAGCTTTATCAGCATCGAACATTCTTACTATTTTATTAAACACTAATATATCTGTACTGTTCTCAGGAGATGGCCATATTTTTAATACAGGAGTATTTGATTTATCAAGAAAAAATTGAGATGGCCTAGATTTTGTTGATTTAGTTGGAATGTTTAAATATTCACTTCTACTAATTCTAGACATTTGTAAATCTAGGTCTGTTCCATTGGTGTTTCTTCTTATTGAACAATCTAGTATGTCTATAATATTAGCGTTCAAAGTATAATCATTTTGACCTTCAGTAACAGTTTGAGTTGCTTGTTCTATAGTCCATTGATTTAGCCCCCGGTTAGCCCATTCAGCAAGCATCAAGTTAATAGATCTTCTTGCAGTTTTTAGATCATAACCAGTTCTAAGTTCTAGGCCGCATCTTTCAAATGCTTCTTCAACAAACTCAGCTACATTTGGTTCAAAATCTGTGCTTCCAGAGGTAGACATTATTTTTTCTTTTTATTTTTCTTTAATGATCTTTCAATCTGCGCAGCCTGTTTTGCGTGTAATTTAGAAGCTCCTTTAAGCTCTTTAATTAACTTTCTTTTTTGTGCTGTTGTTAAGTCTGCCATTATTCCTCCGTATCGTTGTATAAATTATCAAATACCCGATTGACATCTAACGTATAGTCTAAATCAGATTTTGAGTAATGTATATGTTGAGACGGTCTAAAGTCAGGTGCTCCTTCGCCAGTTTGAAACCAAGCAGGATGCGTTACTCTGACTCTATTATTTGGTAAAGCGACAATATTACCAGTCCATTCGCCTGCATCAAGAAGCTCTAAAACATGACTGCTTTTATGTTGAGCTGGATCGTCTGCTATCTCGCTTTCTGCATAATCAACGGTGAAGTAATATTTAGCTGGGAACATTTTGCCATCTATCTTTGCAAGCCAAGGACATGGCGTTGCCCTATCTATGACATAAACTGAATTGTGATGCGAAGAACAATCCCAAGGCTGTGCATCATGAACTTGCATTGGCTCTGCCCATTCTTCAAAAGGAGTATCGCCAACTAAAGCTGTTATAGGCATACGAGCCCACATAGCTCCACCATGGACTGTGTCCTCTGGCTCACCATCAGCTTCTACGCCTGTAAATATAATATGAAAACTAAGACATCTGTTTGGCATTGTGGTAACACCAACAGCCATAGCATGTAAAAATTCACCATGATATTTATCATGGTTATGCGTGTACTCTCTCCTTACCCAGCACTTAAAGTGGGGTATGTTACTGTATAAATAAGGCACTATTTCCTCTTTTTTCTTCCGCCTACTCTACCGCCTTTTTTATAT